AAAGCAAATAAAGGAAATGGTCTTTATATATTTTCTCATGACTATAGGCTAGTTAGAAATCCAGGAATCAGTGAAAATTTAACTTACGGAGATGCTGAAATAGTATTGGCAGACACTACTTTAGTATGCTTTTATGATAGATATAGTATAAGAATATGGGATTCAAGTATAGGAGGAATAACAGATTCAAATATATTAGCTTTTGAAGAGCTAGAAGATAATCAATATATAATACCTGAATATACATATTTTAATGGAGTTTTGTATATAGTAGATTCTAATTTTGATAATGAAAGCGTTGGTAAAAAATTATATCTAAGAAATGATACTTTTTTTGAAAAAACTAATAATCCAATAAAAATACATGCATGGGTTGTTATGCCTATGTCAGCTCCAAATGGAAGATTGTTATCGTCTACTTATTTCTCAGACACTCCTTTAGTTTTTTCTCAACAGCCTTTTGGAGAAAATATTATATCATTAGATTTTTTAAGCAATCCAACTGGTGAATCTATGTCTAATTCAATATTAATTGAAGATGCAATATATAGATTTGGAGTAAATTATAAGTTAGAAAATAATACTTGGACAGAAATTTATAACTTAGATACAGTCTTTGACATGAGCACTCTTAGTCAAGAACCAAAAATAGCTATAAAATTTTTATATGACACAGTTCCTATAAATTTTGATTTTGGAATAACAGGAGCTAGTATATGGGTCACAGATGAATCTACAGGAGCTGAAGCTCAATTAATGCAATTAGATTTTTTGCAAGGAACATGGTCTTCAACTTGTACTGGAGATGAACAAACTGGTCAAGCTTGGAGTCAAGGAGAATTGGTTTTCGATGATACAAATGGTCAATATTACGCTCAAGAAAAGGTTGGAGGTTCTTATAGGTGGCCTGTATGGCATAGCCCTCCTTTTATCACGTTTAAAGCTATAGCAGGATTTGAGCAAGATAAAGCTTCTACTGCAAATTATAAAACATCTGCAATAGTAGGTCAAACTTTGTATGCTGGGAATATTAAGCAAGATGGAGTAGTATATTCAGATAGAGTTTTAAAATCTCCACCATTAAATCCTACTGTTTTAAGTGAAGAAGATATTATAATGACAGCAACAGATGATGGAGAAGAAATAGTTAAACTAAATTCTTATGCTGATAGATTGTTACAATTTAAAAATAATACTTTATATATAATAAATTGTGCGCAAAAATTTGAATTTATAGAAGAAAAATATCCAAATTATGGAATATCTTTTAAATCTGCATCATGCGAATTACCTCAAGGAGTTGCATTTGCTAATAAAAATGGGGCATATCTTTATACAGGCAAAGAAGTTATGGATTTGCTTGCTCCTCAAGGATTAAGAGTTATATCAAAAAGAGAATGGGAAGATTTTACTTTTACAGATGATAAAAATGGAGATGGTTCTGGTGTAGAATATGAAAAACATTTAATAATAGGATATGAGCCAATTAAAAATAAATTACATCTATATAATGATTATGGCGCAGGGTATAGTTTTAGCATGTTTAATGGAGCTATTTCTAAAACCCAAGGAAGATATGCAAATCATCAAAGTGCTTTAGATTTAGGAATGAGTAATATTGTTACTCATAATGGAATAATTTATGCAGCTTGTTTAAACGGAGATGAGTATTTTGATTCTAACAATGATTCATTAGAAGATGAAACAGGATCAGGAGGTTTGTTTAGATATAATACTAAACCTCAATCAATTGGAGCTAGTACAGATACTTTATTAAAAACTAAAGATATAGACTTTAATACTCCAGGAATTAGAAAAAAAGTATATAGAGTTTACATTACATACAGAATTGACAGCAGTACAAGTCAAGCTCCTAATATAAGATTAAGTGGAAATTATACTAATAACAGTGGAACTCAACAAGTTAGTTTTAAAGGAGAGCAAAATGCTGATGCAAATGGAAATTTAGCTAATGCTGATGAAAATTGGTTAAAAGCTATATTGGTTCCAACAACTTCTTTAAATTCTATATATTCTTTGCAATTAAAATTAACAGGACTAGCATCTGGAGATGTTCCTGAAGGTTTTGAAATAGATGATATTAGTATAACTTATAGATTAAAAGGAGTTAGGTGATGAGTTATTTTTCTAAAAGTAAAGAATGGAAAGAAAGTTGGGATGATAAAGTTAAGAGAAATAAAGAAAAGAACTTAGATTGGAAAACAAGCACACTCCAACAACACAAAGAAATGACAGAAAGCTCTAAAATTCAAGATAAAAATAAATTGTCTGCTTTTTCAAAAAAATTATCACAAGCTAATGATGCAGGAGAATTAAGTTATAGAAAATCAAGAAACCTTGAACACACTAAGCAAAATAAAATATTAACTTACGATAATATGCCTTCAAGTGCAGATGGAGTAGATGGAGATATTGCAATAATTAATCCAGAATATGGAGCTGTTGGATTAGCAATCAAATTAAATGGAATTTGGACTGGCTTGGGAGAAGTTTCTATTGGATCTTCTAACAATGGGCTATATAGAAATTCAGGTTCTGCAGGTCAAGGAGCTGGATCATTTTACCAAAGAGGAGACGGTACTAAACCAGAACTTTTTAGAGGTGGCGTTAAAAATAGAAGAGCTAATGCTGTTAGGGGAATATCAAGAGCTGCTGCTTTGTCAGGAAATGTTCCAAAAATAGATTATGATAGTGGGTGGGTTGCAGCTACTAAATTAAGCAATTTAGTATTAACTCATAATTTAGCAATGAGAGAGCCTCCTGAGCTTTTAAGTATATGGGTGTCTGATAACTCAAATCCTGTTATAGGAACTAACAGTATAGTTAAATGTGAATATATGGATAGTAATTCTGGAGTTTTAGTATCTTTAACTACTACTAATACACTAACATTGCATGTAGGAGCAAAGCTGTATGAAGGCAATTCCATGGGGGCTAGTAGGCCTTCTGATATTGATAGTGGTTATATAAGGGTATTTATAAGAAAATAAAAGTTGTTATTCTCTTTAGAGAATGTTATATTACAAGTTAAGACTTTAAATAAAAAGGTATATTATGGCAATAGATTGGGATGGAATTTTAGAAGCATCTAAAAAAAGCACAGGTGGAGAGCTGGGGAAATCAAAGCCTATTTGGTCAGGTTATGTTCAAGGTGAGCTGTCAGCAGGGGCTGAAGGCGTAATAGCAGAAAAAAAATATGAAAGAGAATTAAAAAAATATGAAAAAGAAGAAGCTCTTAGAAGTAAAATTGCTACTACTGCATTTAAAAGCTTTTTAAAGCTTAGAAAAGGTAAAGATATTGAGCATAAAACTTACTTAAAAGAACAAGGAATTACAGATATTAAAGGAAAAAGTACTGATGAATTTAGTATGTTTGAAAAAGTAAGATCTAAAGATTTACCTAAATGGAAAGAAATACTTGGAGTTAAAAAAAGAACAGATTATATTAATTTTAATCCTCAATTTATAGAGAAAATGAAATCTGATCCTAGCTATGCTATTGATATATTGAATGACCCCCAAGCTATGAATCAAATAAATGATTTAATAAAAGATGGTTATTTAAAGCCAGGGGAATTGCAAGATGTATTTTTAAATCCAGAGACACAAATGCCTACAGATGCTGGAGTTGATTTAGCTGAAAGCTTGTGGATGGAGCCTGATGATCCTAGTGGTCCTAGCTGGGAAAATGATTTTACAACAGAAGCTTTTGATAAAGGGGTCATTGATGCTGAAGCAATAGAAAAAGGCTATAATAAAATGCAGTATGAAACAAAAATAAGACCTGCAGAGATAGAGAAAGAATTAGATGCTGAAAGAATAGCTGAAACAGAGCTTTTAGATATACAAATGTCTAAAAGTGAAGATGAAATTTTTGACCTTTTCCAAGATGAAATTGACTTAGAACATAAAGGGCAACAACAAATTAAAGATATATTTGGAATACAAGAAGAGCAAAGATTAACTGAAGGTAGATGGCAAGCTCAAGATATGTATGAGTCTGCGCAAAAACAAAGAGATATATTTCAACAGCAAGATGCTGAGATTCAAAAGCAAATAGATGAGTTGGTGGAGCTTCAAAAAGTTAAAAGACTAAAATCAGAATTAAATTTACGTAAAAAGCAAGAATGGCCAGGCGAAGATTCTCCGTTTACAGAAGAAGAATGGAATCAGCAATGGATGGATTATACGCCTATTGAATTAGATTTTACTAAAACAGAAGAATTATAAGGGGAAAATTTGGGAGAAAATAAAAAGTTTCAAATATCTGAGCTTAAATTTTCAGATATTCAAGAAGCAACTAATTTAGTTGTAAGTCAAATGGACAATACTGATATGTGGAAAGGTTCTGACTTTGACAAAAAAAGCATAGCATTAATTCTTTGCAATTGTGTTTTTACAGACAATAATATTGCTTTTGTAGCTAAATTTAATAATGAGATTATTGGAATAGTTTCTGGCTATATAACAAAGCCTTATTATAAAAAAGGAGTAGAAGTTAGAGAATATGGAGTTTGCCTTAAACCAGAATTTAGAGGTAAACAAATTGGAAAACTTTTATTATGTAAATGGATTCAATGGGGAATTGATAAGACACGCAATACTGGAGATATATATATGGCATTTATGTCTGGAGAAAACAAAGAAGCATTTGATAAAAAAATGAATTCTATTTGCTTTGAAGAAGTTGGATCTTTTTATAAATTAAATAAAATTAAATTACAAAAAAAAGGTATTTTATAAATGGATTTAGTTCAAGTAGCAATGCAAGCTGCAGTAGGTTCTGCGACAAGCGCAGCTGTAGGAGGCGTTTGCGGAGGCGGTGCTCCTCCAGAACCAGATTGGTCAGCATATACTACAAATGTGCAACAGCAAATAGCTAAAGGAGGCGAGCACAAAGGTAAAGTTGAAGCGCAATTAGCAGAATCTTTAAGTAATTTGGAAGATCAATTTAAATTTCAAACAAATGTAATGCTAGAAGATTATGGTGGAGGTTTGGAGGAGCTTGAAGAGCAAAGAATGGAAGCTATGAGCAAAACAGGAATGGCTTATCATGGAGGAGTTCAGGCTGAATTTGATGCGCAAAAACAATCAGCTGCTACTACTATAGCAAGAGAATTTCGTGCAAATAAATTTAGACAAGAGGCAGAAGAAAGAGGTTTAATGTCTCAAGCTGACAAAGATATACGTATGATAGAAAGAGATATTGCATCTTTAATGACACAATATGCAAAAACAACAGAGCATGAATTTGGAGATTGGAATCCTCAGGGAGGCGATGATGTTCCTGATTGGCTAAAAGGCCCAGGTTTTTAATAAGGAGGTAGTAAGTGAGTGATAGTTTAAAATTAGATAAAGATTTAAGAAATTTAGCATTATTTGCTGAAATGAATGATATGATAACAAGCCTTTATCTTACAGACAAAGAAGCAGAATATAAGGATGCCTTAGCAGAAGAAGATAAAAGGCGATGGAATCTTAAATTTGAACAAGATAAAAAAATTAGTGACCAAGCTAATCTTATAAAAAACCAAGAATTTACTCATTGGTATGGACAAACAAATTTTCATCCAGATGGAAGCCCTAAAATAGGTAAAGATTTTAATCCAAACGAAATGGGAGCAATTAAGCTAGGGAATATAAAAGCAGCAACTGAAACATTAACAAATTTTTATAACAACAATCCTACTGTTGCTCCTGATCTTACTGCAGATGGAGAAATTGATATAGATAAAGGATGGCAAACCTATCAAACATACAGCAAAGGTCAAGGGCTTGGATTTAATTTTTCAGCAGATTCTCTTATTCCTCAAGATCAGTATAAAAGTGGAGAAGGTCTTTTCCAAGGAGTAGACATATTATCTCCTGGATTCTTTTCATCTAATGACATAATACAATCAGAAAATTGGCTTAATGGATTAAGACAGCAATCATCTTTAACTGAAAATGATATAAATATCTTAACATCTTTAGGCTTTTTTGAAGATGGAGGGCCAGATGCTGATTCAAGTGATTTAAATCAATTAAAAGCTGATGACCCTGCCTTTTGGTCTGATGATAGAAAAAACAGGCTAAATACTATATTTAGTGGCTTTAAAAGCACTGCTATGGCTACACAAGGGGATTATAAGAATCCTAATTACTTAACAGGCGTTCAATACGATAATCATATGAATAAATTGAGAGAGCATGGAATAAATGTTGAGGGTTCTTTTTGGGCAAGTTCAAGTGGTAAGGCTTTAAAGCAAAAATTAGATGGCTATGAGCAAATACTTCAAAATGTACCTAAGAATGAAGATGGTATTCCTATACAATTGCTTAACATAAAAGGAACTACTAAACAATTAGATCTTTTAGATGAAGACAGTTATAAACAAATACAAAAAGGGATGGATGCAGCTGGTTTAGATGGCAGAGCTGTTAAAGAATTTTTATTAACATACTCTCAAGGTAATTTAAACTCAGTAGCTATGAGCAATTGGGCTAGATTTTTAGATGCAAGTGGTAATATAAAAGTTAACACTCCTTTAGCTAATTTAAAAGGAGAATTAGAAGAACTAGGACAGTCTCAACTTTGGAATGCATTTTATGGAATGCTACAAAGCTCTACTGCAATAGATAATAAAATAAAAGATTTTGGCAAATTTATGGAAAATAGCCAAGGAAATATTCCTTCTGTTGTTAAATACAGGACATCTATGCTTGAAATTTTAGACAATCAAAATGTTCCTCTTGAAGATGGTACAGAAGTTTCTTTAAGGCATGCTATTATTGGAGCTCCTGACACAAAAGAAGGAAGAATACAACAACAACAAGCAATGAAAGCTTTTCAGATATATGCTGAAAGAATGGGTGTTCCTGACGAAGTTTTTATGATATATTTAGAAAAAGTAACTGCAGATGCAGAAACATATAAAATAATAAGCAATATTAAATAGAGGCATATATGAGTCAAAATATAGAAGATGATAATTATAATCCATTTGAATTTTTTAAAGCTAATAGATCTTTAGAACTTATAAACGAAGACCCAGAGAAGGTTACAGGGGGAAGGTTAGATCAAAATCAAAAAGATATTATATTAAGAAAATATGGAAACCTCCAAACAAGTATAGATGCATTAGACCAAAATAAAAAAATAGATAATTTATATAAAGAAGCTAATGAAATAGAAAATATTGCATTTAATTATATTACTAAAGAAGAATTTGAAGCTCCTGATATTAATAGTGGAAAATTTAAAGCAAAAGCTTTACCTGGGTATGATGATCCAAATGAAACTACACAATATATAGAATTAAAACCTTTTAATATAGAGACTCTTAAAAACATTGCAAATAATCCTTTAGAGGGATATGATAATGTTGATTTTTCACAAATTCAAGCTTGGCAAGAAAGTAGAAAGGCTGTAGCAAGTGAGCTAAGATTTATAATAGAAAATTATGAGCAAAGTCGTAAATCAGGAGAAATGGATGAGGAAGATAGAGTTTCATCATTTGAACCAGCACTTCAATTAAATTTCCCTGTGTTAGGCCAAAAAATTGAAGGAGGAGGACCATGGCTAGAAATGGGTGGCGATTTGACAATGCTAAAAGATTTTATTACTATATTAGAAGACGATAGTCAGCTACCTTATATAACTAGAAGAGGTCCTATGGACTTTAGGGAAAGTAGAACAAAGCCTGTAAAAGGCAAATATCCATCAGTATTATCAGGCATATATGGCTCAGCAACTAGAAAAGAGGATGCAACAACTCAGATGGACATGTTAGGGCTACCAAGTCAGTATGATCAACAAGATGGAGAATACGGAGCCCCAATTGATAGAAGATTGTGGAAATCTTCTCAAATAAGAAGAGAAGATGCAACTGGAATAGGACCTGGCTTTGATACTAAAAGTTTACATGAAGTATTACAAGGTATTTTAGGAGAAAAAGGATATGATGGTTTAAGTAAAAATTATCCTCAATTAGAAGTTTTATTAAATCAAATGGAAGATGCTGAAAGGCCTGCTATAGTAGAGCAAAATAGAGCTCAGAAAATTTTTGTTTCTCAAATTGCTAAATATCAACATTTAAGAGAAGGATTAAGACCTGATGAAAGCGCAAAAGATAGTATGTGGGGATTAAAAGTTATAACTGAAGGTTCAGTTGGCACTTTTGGAAGCGTTAAAAAAGAAGCTATTACTGAATACGATGATGTTACAGATGTTTTAGCTCAAGGCTATCAAGATTATAAGTTTAGTGGGCCTGAAAATACCTTAGCGCATGAGCTAGGAGTAAGTACTTTTAAAGATGATGGCTCTATAGCTAAAAGTTTCATTCATCATTCAGAAGCCTCTAAAGAATTTCAACAAGATTTTACAGATGATATAGAATATATAACAGCTTTAAAAGATACATTACAAGATTATAGCAATTTACAAAAAGAAAAACATGATGTTTTAAAATTGTTAAGTGACTATGGAGAAGATATAACAAGTTTCTACGAAGAGGAATAAAATGGGATTAAGAGAAGATTTTTTAGAATTACTAGAAAACAATGAAGAACAATCGTCATCAACTATAAGCCCTTATACAAATATATTTGCTGAGCCTGAAAAGCCTAAAAAACAAACTTTTGAAGGCGGAGCTTTGTATGATACTGTTGGAAGAGGATTGTGGTCATATTTTGATGAAGCTTTATTTGGGGTTCCTAGTATTGCTGAAAAAAGAGGATTTGAAGCTGAACTTTTTGAAGAACCAGAAGGAATAATAGAAAAAACATTTGGCGCTGTAGGTAGTTTGGCTGGTTTTATTACTGGTGCTCCTATAAAAGTAGGTGCTAAAATAGCTTCTACTGTTGCTAAGCCTGTTATTAAAAAAGCAGGATTTAAAAGTGTAGCAGATGTTATAAAAGAATGTACTGAAAAAGTATTAGAAAAAGGTACTGGCGATGGAATTCAATTAGGTATAAAGCAAATATCTGATCAACTGCCTTCATGGAGTAAGCATGCTGAATGGAATAAAAATTTAGCAGATAATTGGGCAGACTTTTCTAAAAAAAGCTTAAATGAAACTGTTGATAATTTAGGTCCCCCAGGAAGAAAATTAATAGGTCAAAGAGATGCTGATATATTAAAATCTCAATTTGGGAAAGTAGTATCTGAAGAAAGGCCTATGCAAGATTTTATAGATTTATATATGCGTACTTCTAAAACTTTTGATGATCCTCATTATAAATTTGCTATAGGTCATATGCTACATGAAGCTGTAATGTTTGGAGCTATTGATAGTATATTTGAGCTTTCTAGGTCAATTGCAGACGATAGAGCATATGATTGGACTGCACCTTTATGGGGACTTGGTACTGGTACTTTATTTGGTACTCTTAAATTTCTACCTAGGTCTGGTAAACAAAGCTCATCACAGTCTGACTTTTTACAAGGTTTGAAATCTTGGATTGGTAAATCAGATAGCAATGTAGGCGCTATGTCTCCTAAAAATTTAGTATATACTATGAAGTCTTTAGGCGATGATATAGTAAGCAGATATGGAAAAGAAACTTCAAAGCATATTGTAGATTATGTTCATAATGGAAAGAAATATCAAATAGATTTAACTGATGCTACTAGTTATTTAGAAGCAGAAGATATTATTCCAAATGAATGGGGTGTAGCAATGAGAGCTGCATTAAGAGAAAAGCAAAAAGAAATTGGTCTTGAAATGATGGAATGGGCTAGAAAAGAAAGTTTTCAGCAAATCTCAGAAAATTGGATGCATATGGTAGGAGGTACTATATTTATGAATGCAAGAAGTTTTTGGGAAATGTCCAGAGGTCATGATGTTCCTTTAGATGATATAGCCTTAAATGTAATGTTAGGTGCGTATTTAAACAGAAGAGGTGCTCCTAGAGTTCAAGACTTTAATTATAATATGAGAAGAATGCGTTCTCAACTAGATATATTAGGAGTAGGAAGTAAAAATTACTTTGATAGAGTACCTACGATGGGAGATGGAGCTACAAATCCTTTTAATCCTTTAAATCATCCTGATTTTAATCAAATGAATAAATTTGCAGAAGAAAATAATTGGAAATCAGATATGTATTTAGAATCTCCATTACAACCTGGAGAAGTAAGTGCAAAAGCATCTCCTAAGGATTTAGGTATATTTAATACATATTATGATTATTTAACAGGAATTAAAGGAAGAAAATATACTATACCTAAAGACTATATTCCTGAGTCTCAAGCTATTGAAATTCAAAATAAGCTTAAAAAGACTAAAATTGATGGAGAATATATTAAAGATAGATGGGATCTTGAAACTAAACTGCAAGGCATTAAAAATGATATGTCAGATGCATTACAAAAAAAGCTTTCCTCTTTTACTCATTCTATATTAAAAGATGGAACAGATTACAATGTTTCTATTCCTAATGCAGCTGGTGAACTAGGGATTATACCTAAAAGAATTGAAATAGATCCAAAATTAATTGATAAAGCTATGAAAGGAGATTTTCCTTGGCTTATTGATGGAGAAGGTGCTCCTTTAAAAGATGTAGGAGCTAAATCTAGAATTATGGAATTTAAAAGGAAAATGAATGTATTGCTTGAAACTCAATTGATGCTTCCTGGAAATACTCCTGATAAAAAATCAACTAATATAACATCTGAAGTTAAATTGCAAGAATTTGTTATTAGAATGCTTCAAGCTGAAAAGGGAATAAATAAAGGATTTAGAGTTAATCCTAATTATGAATTTAAAATGGAAGATTTAAGTGATTTAGGAATGAGAAATCCTATATTACAAAGATATTACAGAAAAGCTGAAGATAATTTTAATGAAAATTTAGATATTAAAAATGATAACTTTTATGAATTTGCTAATATATTCAAAAAAAGAAATATATTTTCATCTAATGATACTGACATAGCTGGTTTTAGAATTCCAGACAATCCATGGGCTCAAATAGGCTTTAAAGACACTGAAGGACATACAGCTGAACAATTACATAGAGGTAAAAAGTTTTTAACTAATATTATAAGATTAATGGGGTCAAAAGGTCAAGTTGATGTAGATAGCAACATAAATCAAAAAGAACTTAATTTTAGTGTAGTTAAAGAAATACAATCTGCATTACAGCAAAGAGGTTTAGTTTCTGATATAAATGTTGTAAATAATTTTGCAGAATCTATGATACAAAGAAATTTCATGCATAGTGTTAGAAAGTCTAATATGAACATGGCAGATATAGACGTTTTAACAACTTTAATGGATAAAGGAATGGTTAAGTTTGGTGCTAAAGGAGCTATTAATAGATTTTCTTTTAAAGAAATGCCAGATCCTGGAGCAATTGCAGAAACTAAAGTAAGGCAAGCTTACAAAGATTATAATGAAATGAAACAAAAATTACTTACAAATGGTAAAGTAGACGGTGATAAGAATATAATTGCTATTGATTCTGAAACTATTCCTTTAGGTAAAGGAGATATAATTGAATTAGGAGCTCAAGCTAGGTTATATCTTAGAGGAGAAGGCTCAAAAGCAACAGAATATGTGGCTGATTTAATTAACTCAATTTCAAGAACAGATCAATCTCTTAGAGATTCCATAATAGAACTTCAAAATAAATATCCTGAATTAATGCCTGAAATTCATAAATTTCTTACAAGCAAGGGTGTTATCATGGTTGATAAAGACGGGTATTCTAAAAAAGGTTTAGTTAAGTATATTTATGATACTCAAATTATAGGACCTGATACTGAAGTTAGAAAAGATTTTGAAAAATGGCTAGAAGTTAATCATAACGTAAGTATAAAGGATATAGCTGCTACTAGAAAAGAATCTTTAAACAAAGTAAATAAAATGATTAGCGAAAGTACTTTTGCAGAAGGAGATTCTAAGAAAACTCAATCTCAATTTTACGATACATATTTTAATGGAGATTTAGATTGGGATAAAACAGATATACATACTACTCAAGCTCAAAATTCAATGATTAAAAGAATTGTTTTTGATTCAAACTTAAATGTTAGAAAAACAGCTATTCCTGATTTTGTTAAAGAGTTAGATACAGTAAAAATATCAGACAAACAGAATATCACTGGTAAAGAATTGATGGATAACTTAAAAAAGAATCCAAATCAATGGAAAGATACCTACAAGAAAGTTGCAAGCGATGTTTTAAATTTAATAATTCCTAAAATTGCAGGAAAGCAAATTAAAGTAGTTGGCATGCAGTCAGGTAAAATGACTGAAAACATAGAATCTAAAGCTATTACAAATTTAGATGAAGCTTTAAAGTCTCAAGGATATAAAGATGAAAAATGGGGTTATGTAGATTTAACTGTACCAGAGTATGGAACATTTGCTGGAAAAATTATTAAGCAATATAAAAGTATTGGAGAATTAGAATCTAATCAAACAAGTTCTGCTGCTAAGAAAAGATTAGTAAAAATAAAACAAGATTTTCATGTATTTTTAGACAGAATGGTAAATGGAGATGAAGGTTTAATAAAAACAAAAGACAAAGAAGAGCTTTTATATGATTCTGATTTAGATAGAGTTCAATCAGGAGTTTCTCTCTTAAGAATTGGTAATGGTAAACATGCTATATTTATGTCTAAAGATCAAGCAGCAAAAGTTGCTAACAATTGGTTTGACAATGTTTATGATCCATATATAAATCATCCTGCAACTACAAGACAGCAAAAAAATTCTTTAGAAGCAATTAAAGCTGAAATAATTGATGGTTATGAAAAGAATGCTAATAATCCTGAAGAAGTAAAAAAAGGCAAAAGCCCTAGATTTAATGATGGGGATTTACAATGGCCTAAATTAGAAGATTCGTCATTAGATATGGCTTGGTATCAAACTATATTAGCTGATATGATGCAAGGTAAAACTAAATCTGGAGAAAAAACTGTATTTCAAGAATCTTGGAGTTATAATCCTCAAGAAATAAGAGATAAAATAGCAAAAAGATTTACATTGTACGATAGTAAAAAGTTCTATAAAATGACTAAAGATTTAGTAGAAGTTGCATATAATGGGGCTATAGGTAGTGAAAGAAGAAATATAGGCAAATATATGAAAAGAGGGGCAGCTAATATGGTTGTCTGGGATGATGACTTTGGTGGAGACATAGCTGAAAGATTGCAAAATCAATTTAATATTGCATGGAAAGATATAGGTGGTATAAGAGGAAGCACGACAGGCTTTGATAGTATTTCATTTATAAGTAAAGATTTTAGAGATTTCAATCAATATATGTTAGGAGCTGATAAAGATCAAACTGCTTTTAAGCCTGTGATATCTTCTAGAGGTAAAAATGAAGTCATGTATTATGGAAAGACTGTGTTTCTTTACAATCCTGACATGCAAAAAGATGTATTTAGCAAAAATAAAAATTTAGATATATTAACTAGTAGATCTGCTGACAAATTAAAATCAGCTCCTAAAATATTAAAAAGAAAAATAGATGATGTCCTTGCAATGAAAGGGTCAGAATTTGATGACTTTATGATTCCTATTAATTTAGATAAAATAGGATTAAAATCTTTTGAAAAATTTAAACCAGCTAGTAATTCTTACAGCAAATATCACTTTATGAGCTCTCAAGAGTCAAATGCTGTTTTTAAATCAATGTATCAAAGAAAAATAAAAAACAGTGTAGAAGCTATGGAAATGGTAGCATCAGAGCCTATGCATATGAATAATATGATTAAACAATTAAAGCATGTAGATCCAGAGCTTACTTATGAAGTATTAGCAGACATGACTCAAGGAGCTGAAGGAGCAGCTAAGTCTCATGGTGAATTATTAAGGTTATTTGCAATGGACCCTAATGCTAGGCCAGAAATTTTAGGAGAAGATCAAGTATGGAATTTAATAAAAGGTCAATTCATAGATAATGTATTAGAGCAAAAATCTACTATTGGAACAGGTGAAAGCGCTGAGCAATATGGAGGTAAGTCTGTTTTAGCTCAATCATTTCATTTAAGAGATTTAAAGCCTAGCAGACAGCATGTTGGTGGGAATGAAGGTGAAATGTATCTGCCTTATGAAGCTGGAATTTCTAAGTTAGCTAATTTAGGAAATATGAAAATAAAAGCTAAGGGGAAAGATAATAAATTAGTAGATGCATATAAAATATATAGTGATTTCATGAAAGATGATAACCCAGATGCAAAAGATTCTGACATTAAATCTGAATGGGATGAATTAGATCTTATACAATTAGACGCAGCTTTAAAATCTTATGATGCAGATGTAAATTTAATGGGATTAGTTACTAGATATCCCAGAACAAGACCTAATGATTTAGCAATGTTAAAAATTAAAGGATTTTTATCTAAAGAACATGGAAACCAGGTTATTGTCAATGATTTTGATGTATATAAAATATTTGAAGGCGATTATGATGTAGATAAAGTAGATTACTGGTGGGCTCATGACGATGCTACATTCTCTCATGTAAATAGAATGAAAAAGAATTGGGTAGTAGATGCGCCTGTTGAACAGCTTTTAGATAAAAATTTAAATCAAAATTTAAAAGTTATGCCTGATGCAGACAAAGTAGGATATACTACCATGAAAGCTTGGAATGAGCTAGATGCAGACAGTAGAGTTATGGATAAGAATATTGGTAAAGTGCAAAAAATGCTTAGATCTGTTGAATGGATGTATAACAATGTTGCGTCTGATGTTCATGTTGATGGCAAAGGAAGAAAATTGTTTGAATTTCCTTCTCCTGATGGAAAAGTAGAAATATATATGGATTTAGGTAAGGATTGGTATTCTAGATTTGCTATGGAAGCTCAAGGTCTTATAGATTACTTTAAACCTGCTGATGCAGATGGTCCTGTATCTGAGTTTTCTGAAAGATTTTTAAATCCTAAAGCTATAGAAGGAGGACAAGAATTTAGTGTAACTCAAAGTGAGTTATCTAAGCGTAATCAATCTGAGATAGGATTTGATTCTGCTCCTAATTTACTTGATGAAGGGGCTATTCCTAGAATAAGGACTTTCCAAAAGTTTGTTAATGGAAAGCCTGAGAATCAATTAAATCCTGTAGATTTTTTAGCTGTTCAAAAATTATTACAACATTTTGGAGATTTTACTCAATTATCTACAAAATTATATGAACCTGGAGGTAATGGCAGAAAAGCAGGATACAATGATACTATGGAAATAGCAGGTAATTATTTTTCAGGTTTAGCTAAAATGACTGAAAATCTAGGCAGAGAAGTTGCTAGTAAATTTGCATATAAAGGCCCATATGCTGAATATGCTAAACAAATGTTTAATTTAAAAGCTAAAATATATTCTAAAGACAAGAAAAGGATAGCTAACAAATACGATGATCTTAGTATGGATGATGTAGCTTTAAATCCTGAAAGATTTACATATTTTTGGCCTGATAACGCTAGAGGTCCTTTTACTGATGATGTTTTATCTAATATGACAGCTATATCTAAAGGTAAAAGAGGAACTATATTAGAGAGATCTATGTATCAATTTGAAGCTAGTGATCCTTTAAAATCTAGATACAAACAAGATGAATATTTATCTGGAGAACAAGTAACTCAGTTGAATCAAATATCTTTATTGTTATCAAAAGATGCTGACTGGGCTACAGATCAAATGCAAGAGATTATACCTAAAGCATTTAAAGGAATAAAAGATAAAGTTTCTTCTGTGTTATATCTTAAGCGTCAGCAAAAATACGTTCAAAGCAATTATAAATTATCTAAAAAAATTAAAGATAGAAGATTGAAAGGTATAGACAGAGCTATTAAAAAACTAGAGAAAGAATTAGGAGGTGTATTACCTAATACTTTTAAAGGAAGAGCTTTAGAAGCCATAAAAGATATAAAAATGACCAATATATATTCAAACAAAGAAGTAAGAAGAGCTACTTCAGATCTATATACTTTCTGGCATTATGTTAAAGAATTGAATTATACAGGCACTCCTGAGCAATGGAAAAAAATAAATGAAATTAAAGCTATTTCTGGGAAAGATTATAGTGAGCATTTTAATTTAGGTCAAAGTCAAGATTATAACCATATGACTATCAAAGATAAGACTCAGATAGATAGAAGCATGTATCCTATAGCTGATTCTTCTACAATTGAAGATATTATTACTAAAAGAATTATAGATGGAGTAAATGACCATGGAACAGGGTTTTTAGCTCTTTTAGGTATGCCTAAAACAGGAGCTATGAGCTGGGGTGTATTTGAAGGTACAGCTATGCCTACAGCTATAAAACCTAGCAATATGACAAAAAGGGTTATAAGGTTTGCTTTAAATACTGTTGATATGGATCCCACTTTATTTAAAAATGGGGAAAATACAAAAAATGAAATTAAAACTTTCTTAGAAGATATTTTACAAAGAGATGCTTATTATGATGCTTTCTTTTCTGGTAACGTAAGATATTTACCTAACGATCCTAATGAAATGAATCAATATTTAAACTCTATACCTAAAATGGATAGTAGTTTTAAAGCTTTTATAGGTAGAAATTATTCAGATTTTAACTTTAGACATCATGCATTTGAAAATCATATATTTGGAAATACAAAAGAATATCAAAATTCTGTAGATGTATATAAATCTATTTTAAATGTATTTGGTGGCAGCGAAAGTGCATTTGATTCTGTTACTACTGGTTTATCTAAATTAAATGAAATATCTATGGATTTAGGCGTTGTAGACCCTGTTAGTTATGCATTAATGGTAGATAATTTCAAAAAGGAATTAGATGGATTAGGATTTGGAGATGCATTAAAACATGCTATGACAATCAAAGGTAAGAAAGTAGAAGGAAATGAAATACTTCAAACTGATCCCTTAGTTCAAATGATGGTGGGCAATGGAGGGTTCAGCTTAGATCCTGTAAAGATGCTAAGTCCCTATAAAATAAGCCAGTTAAAGAAGTTTTTAAAACAAGCTACAGATGTTGCTCGTACTCCATTAGGTGGAAAAAATAGACTAGAAGATTTAAAGAAAAAGATAGAATACGCTTGTGTTGCTGAGAAATAAGGAGAAATATGGCTACTAAACCAGGAGAAGGTAATTGCTTTTTACCTCAAGAGAAAAATAAAGCTTTAGACTCAATGATTAGCTTTGCAAAAGACAAAGATGTTATAAAAAATATACATGATCCAAATTCTTTTGCTGAAACAGTTTTTGAGACTTATTTTGGTTTTAAAGCAGATGAATTAACTGTAAGAGATATTGAACCTGGTATGGTTATAGGCTTTACTAATAGATTAAATAAAATAAGAAGATTAAATAAACAGGGAAAACTTACAGGTAAATTAGCAGAATATTTGTACAATACTTCAGCAAGAGCTAAATTAAATCCTTATTCAGCTCAATTAATGGATCAATTATTAGATGTTAGTTTTAGATACAAAGGTAATCAAGATAGAGGTAGGGAATTTTTTAGAAACACTATTGATGGGCTTAAAAAAGAAGCTAAGGTAGAAGGTTTTTTAAGTAAAGGAGCTAAAGATTTTAAAAAAGCTGTTAAAATGGCTGATGAATTTGATGAAAAATTAAATAAAGCTATAGCTGAAAACAATTTAAACTTACATGACAGATTATTAAAAGAAGAATCTGATTTTTATAAAAATAAAGAAGGTAAAATATTTAATGATTTTATAGAAACAATAGAAAATGATCTTCCTAAACTAGCTAATGATATTAAAAAAGTATATACAGATAAAAAAGAATCAGTTTTTAATGCAGCTAAAGAAAAAGGTGCATCTGATAGTGAGGCATATTTTATTTCAAATGCTAAAGTTAAAAAAGAAGACTTAAAAAAAGTTTTATATAAACTTAATAAGCCAGCTCATATAACAGAAGCATTATCAAATTACATTCAATTAATGGATCATTCATACAATACTTTAAAAAGAGGTATTGAAGCTTATGTTGATAATATGAAAATAGGTATGAAGAATGTAGTAGACGAAGATGAAATAACTGCTTTGGGTAAAAAAATACTCAAACAAACAATGCCTGATTATGTTACAGGTTTTTATCCTCATTATAGAAGGGATTTAAATATAGATTTTATGCAAGATTTAATGCCTCATATGCAAAAAGTTTCTGATTCTATGAGTGAGTTCCTTAATGCTAAAACTCCTGGAGAAAAGATGCAATTAATGAATGATGCTATTAATTCTATGAAAGGATATTTAAGTCCTCATACAAAAGGGAGAGGTAAGGCTTTAGATGATAGATTGGTTTCTAAAAACTTTTTAAGTAATGTAAAGAGATATGTAGATGAAGTTGATAATTTTAATTATGTAGCCTTTTCAGATTTAAGAACTAGGCAAATGCTTAATAAAGTTAAAGATGACTTTAGAGATGGAGATCTTGATGGCTATGGCATGGATGTTGTTAGGTTAATGACTGAAATGAATCAATCTATGAAAGGTAAAAATACTGGTTTTGAAAATACTCAATTAGAAGCTATAACTAAAACTATTATGGCTATGGAGTTTACTTCTAAATTAGGCTTTAATTTAAGAGGAGCTATGAAAAACTCTACTCAATGGTTACTTAATGTAGTAGAATATGGGCCTACAATGATGTATAAGGCCAAACAATTTTATACTACTCATCCAGAAGTAAGAAGAAAAATGGTTGAAGCTAGAGAAAAAGCTGGTTTAAAGTTTGGAGAAGGAGATCTTCTTCCAGAATTAAAAGAATCATATGGAGGAGAAAGAAAATTATCAGATAGACATATTATTAGTGGTGAAGATGTTGTATATCAACCTCAGTCTTGGATAGAAAAAGCTGCAGGTAAAACCTCTAAATGGGCAGGTAAAGCTGGTGTATTCATGAGGAAAGTTGAAAACAAAAACAGAGCTGATACTTTTGAGTTTGCTTATTACAGAGAATATATGTTGCTTAAAAACAATACAAAGCTTCAAGAAAAATGGAGATCTGAAGGTATAGATGTTGATAGAGAAATTGCAACAAGAGCAAGAAAATATGCTATTAATTCTGTAAGTCTTCTTCATTTTGATTATTCTGCTTTATCTAAATCTAAATATTTAAGATCTCCTGCTGGTAGAGTTATGGGACAATTCCAGCATTATGCATATAAATTCATGGAGTATAACTTTGGTTTAGCTAAAAATGCTAAAAACGATGTATTAGCTGGCAAAGTCTTAGGATCTAATGCTCAAAAAGCATACAGAATGGGGCTTACTTATTTCTTAGCTCCAGCTTTCTTAGAAATGATGACAGGACTAAACTGGGGTAATCTGGTAGAACATGACAGTAAAAGTAGATTTGAGCAATTATCTGCTTTAATGGGTGGCGATGAAGATGAAATTACTAAAGCATTTTATGGAAGAGGTGTTTTAACAGGTATTATAGGCTTTCCTATGTTGTCAGATGCATTGGCTATAGGTAATATATTTGAGATGTGGAATATGGATGATGATAGCAAGTTAGCATTAATTGCTGGCTATAAAGACTATGCTAATGTTTCAGGGGATAGAAAAGCCTATGAAATAATTAAAATTTTAAATACGTCTATGGGAAGACTATATAGTCAGACTGGACCTATGCTCTATGGTGGAAATGTTGGAGCAGCACTTCAATTTGAAGCTGGTTTATATCCAGGTAAAGCTGCTAAAGCTAAACAGGAGTATATGGAGGAAGCAGTTGAAGATATAGGTAATATGCTTCCTGAGGATATAGCTAATGCTCTAGCAGCCTTAAAAGAACAAGGGATTGACTTATATGAAGCCTCTAAGCAAAACCCTTATCGGAAGTAGATTCTTCTTTTTCAATTTGTACTAATTCATTCTTTAATACTTCAAATGATCTTATTACATTGTGTATTATTCCTATTTGAATACGTATGTCTGTATTTTCAGCATTTGTATCCTTAAATTCTTTCACAGTATCAATTGTGACCTCTAATGTTTCCAATAAT